CCAAGCGTCACGGAGAAGTTGTTAGATGCCGCGAAATCAGGCGTGATGGTTGACGCTGAGGTCAACGCATCAATCTCACCAACAGATGAGTTCTTGACAGTGACGACACCATTGTTTGCGACTCTCATCCGCTCAGTAAATGTAATTGCAGCATCTGCACTACCTGAAGCGGCTGTGTACCAAATGTGGTTACCAGCACCATCTAAGGTGTATTTAGAGGCTTCGTCAGCCGTTAGATACTTGTCCCCACCTGACGATTGGTAAGCATTAAAGGCAAGCTGGATATTGTTGTAGTAATTCCACAGTGCGCCATAGCCGTTCAACTGAATAGCTTCCAAGCTGTCATCTGTATCCCAAGCGTCTGGCGTAACGCCCAAGCCCAAGCGGCCTGAGCTGTCGATGCGTATCCGCTCGGTATTAGCGGTAGCAAAACGCAAGCTGTCGCCATCGTGTGCATAAGTGATAAAGCCTCGAAATTCTGAATCGCCAGAAGTGCCGTCGGAGAAAAAGATGTTGCCATTGCTGCTTGTGCCGCTGCGGATTGTTATTCCAGTTTCAGCTGAAGTAGCAACAGTTAGATCATCAGCAGATGAACTGCCTTCAGTCGTCGCGCCCAAGAGCAAGCGTCCCGCGCTGTCAATACGCATCCGCTCAGTATTAGCGGTAGAAAATGACATATAGCCACTTTCTCTCAGGTACATCAACGTGTTCAAGCCATTTTGAATAATGTTGAAACCGTTTGATGCACCGCTGCTACCAGTAGTGCTATTAGTAAGAGCTAAATGAGTTACTGTTGCCCCTGAAGAATGCAGGTCTAGTGAAACCCTACCGCTTCCATAATCTGGAGGCGTGACACCAATACCCACGCGGCCACTTGAGTCGATTCTGAGTCGCTCGGCATTGTTTGTACCAACTAGAATTGCATTTAACGAAGAGCTACCACGAATCCAGTTATTGTCATTGTCAGACAGGTAAAGGAAGGGAGCGTCGCTGCTTAGCTTTAAGTTGCCAGAGCTATCGATGCGCATCCGCTCGGTCGGTGATGTACTTCCACTCGCAGTTGTGCTAAACCGAAGCACTCCAGGCAAGCTGGTTGACGATGTACTGCCATCAGATGAACAAATAATCATTCCGTAGTATTTATTAAAATCACTACCTGTGGCAAAGCGAAGTTCACCGATTGAACCGCTTGGGTTAGTACCAGTTCGGCTAATAGCAACTATGCCTGAATCGTTAGCGTCATTGGATCTACCCTGAAATGCGGCGATTGGTTCACCACTGCCACTAGACGTTCCGCACAACAACCGCCCAGAGCTGTCGATCCTGAGTCGCTCATTCCCTAATCCATTAGTGGCAAAAGTAAGCGGACCATTCGTCTCAGTGGCAATAATTGCTCCGCTAGTGGCTGAACTTCCTAGAGGCCCAATACGCAAAGTCGTGCTTCCACGAACTTGTCGAATATATGCATTACTTGAATTACTTAAGTCGAGCAATTGAGAGGGTGACGCCGTGCCGACGCCAACCTGACCGCTGCTATCAACAACAACGCGCTGCGTGCCGCCAGTAGTAATCGAAACCTCATCAGCTGCACTGAAGTACAGACCAGTGTTCGTATCAGTGCCGTTGTAGAAGCTTGGAGCGCTCGCCGTACCAGCGGGAAACTTGACCTTGCCGTCTGCGTTAATAACGCCAGTAACAGTCAGCGCACCAGTAACAGCAGCAGTCGAATCAAACGTTGCCGCTCCAGTAACGTCCAGCGTTCCAGGGACATCAACATTGCTGGTGAACTCAACACCCGTTCCAGCAACATCGGTCTGCAGCAATTGACGTGCAGAACCGTTCGCCAGCTTGCTAACTGCAATCTCTGCACTTGCACTGATGTCTGCATTGACGATTGCGCCGTCAGCAATCATCGCGCTGCTTACAACGCCACTTGAACCAGTCGTTATGACCGTTCCAGTTTCATTAGGCAGCGTGATAGTCCGATCAGCCGTTGGATCGGCAACAGTCAGCGTTGTCTCAAATCCATCGTCAGTTGCACCTTCAAAGACAATGACAATGCCAGCACCCAGTTCAAGGTTGCCGGTCATCGTGCCGCCAGCTACCGCCAGCTTTTCAGTGTCAAGCTCTTGCAAAGCAGCCTGAACATCTGTTGCCGCGATGTTGCCCGTAGAGACAACAGAAATGTTTGCTGCAGTCTGACCAGCAATAGCGTTCGACACGTCAATCAACTGGAACGTTGTTCCCGCAACACCAAGCGAGATCAACATGTCCGGTGGTGCCAGAGCAACAGCTGGGGCGTTACCTGAACCCGTTCCAGACGTGTCAACAACAACGTAATAGTTGAGGTTGCCAGAAGCAGGTGCAGGCAGTGCGGCACCATTCGTAAAGCCAGCAGCAGAACCAGCAGTTGTGACGCTGCTCAGCAGGTTGGTGCTTGCGTCATACGTTCCAGCGTTAACAAGGTTGCCGCTGATAACCGTGATTGGTAGGAATGATTCCCCGGTGTACACGTAGAGATCTTCATTCTTCTCGTCGAAGAAGAACTGACCTTTATAGTCACCATCCGGGAAGGTAACAACATTGTCGGTTGCACCCGCACCGCCGAACTTGGTGACACTTTGATCAGCAAGCTTCGCTGCTGTAACAGCATCGTCAGCCAGTCGTGCTGTCGGGAAAGTACCTGTGGTGACTTTCGCTGCATCCAAATCAGGAATGTCAGCAGCAGCAAGAGTCACTGCACTGGTGATGTGACCTTGAGCATCAACAGTCACCTTGGTATAGGTGCCAGCTGTTGTGCTGTTGGTGTGATTCAGCGTTCCACCAGACGCAACGCTCAAACCTGAACCAGGGACAACAGCACCTTTTGCGCTAGACGTTGCTTCGGGCAGATCGCTTGCCGCAATAACCCGACCAGCAGTAATCAGACCATTGGCGTCGTACTGAACAAGGTGGTGCTCAGTCGTTTCTGCTGTGACGCTGTTATCAATCTGAATTTCATCGTTGCTCATCGTCAGGCCATTGCCATTGACGGCAACAGCACCTTTTGCTGATGAAGTGGCAGTCGGAAGATCACCACTAGCAATAGCGCGATAACCAACCGTTCCACCAGCACCCGTAGGACCAGCAAGAAACTGCTTGGCTGCACTGGTGTCGTCTAACGTCGTGCTGATAGTGACCGTGTCACCACTGGTAGACGTGGTGATGTTGACGATGCCGCTGGTGCTGCCGTTGACGACGTTGATCGAACCAGCGCCTTTGACCGAATCCCATGCGGATCCGTCCCACACATAAATCTTGTCGTCATCAGTATCCAACGCAATCTGGCCCGTAAAATCGCCAGATGCAGGCAGCGTTGAAACCAGCGTCACGCTGGAGTTATCAGCCAACTTGGCTGCAGTCACAGCCGAATCGTTAATCTTCGCAGTTTCAACCGCAGACGCCGCTAGCTCTGCAGTGTCAATCGCTCCAGCGGCAAACAGGATCTTGGCGCTTGGAATCGTTGCGTCAGAAATCAGCGTTGTGCCGTTTGCGATTAGATCGCTGACCGTTAGCTTCTTAGTTTCACTTGCGCTGTCGTCAACGACAGCAACCACGTCTGCTGCGACCAGATCAGCCCCAGCCAGGCTGTTAAGGGCACTGATCTTGAGGTCAGCCATGAAACCCTACGCATGAACCACGATGGGCTCATCATAGAGCCGTCACAACTATGGATCCAGCAGGATTGCGTCTGTTGTGCCTTGGTCGAGCAGTAGTTCGCTGTTGTCTTCTTGCAGCATCTTGCTTTCAACCTCAAGATCCATTCGCAGCTGAATCGTTCCAGTGCTAATGAAATCAGCTTGAATTTGCACAGTGTTGTCTGGCGCAAACTGAACCGCACACGCAGTTAACACACCAGTGAACTCATAAAAGATTGCATCGTTATTGTTGGCCGCTACACCACCAGGGTTATGGCTTGTGGTTTTGATGTAAAAACGGCCCTTAAATTGACTGCCTACCCTTGTTCGCAAAGACAGTTCAACTAAGTAGTTAGGTAGCTCTTGGCTGGTGTTACCGGTGTACTCCCAAAACGCAGACATCCGACCAGAGCCAGACATCAGCGTGCTAATCCTGCTGCGAAACTCATCGGACAACGTGGTGGTGTCCACCGTTTCACGCTCAGTATTTAGCTCAAATCCATTGACCTGAGCAAGCACTTTATACTCGGCGTTCTCAACTTTGACCCTGATAGGCAGGTCATTTGCGGGGGTGGCAAGGGCAGTCGCGTTAGTCGTTCCACCGTTCACTGCATTGGCAAATGAGTCATAAAGCCTGATGCCGTCTAGCTCGTCAACATGAATGAACTTCTTGACGCTGGTCTTGGTGTAGCTGTCGATAAAATCAAGCGCCGTGCCATCAGTGCTAGTGATCTCAATCTGATCACCGCTCAACAGCTGACCATGCTCAAAGTCAAAACTAAAACGCTTCTTTGTTGCGTTGACATCTGATGGATTAATGGTGGAGCGCAACTCACTGCCATCAAACTGCCTTTGCAGCTCAACTTGCCCATACGTGCCAAGATAAACGCTCATCAGACTGTGGCAGTAGCCAGTGCTCCAGTGCCCTGGAACGCAATCTCAGCTCGCACAATGTCGCCGGTTGCCGCTCCAATGTTTGCGCTGGTGATATAAGCCGTCAACTTGATGTCGTTGTTGTCTGCTCCATCAACCCAACGGAATGTCAGCTCAACGGTATCTGTGCTGCTGACACCTGACGTACCAGTCTTGTAAATCTTGTTCAACAGGTTGGTCGTGTTGATCGCGCTGCTGTCGTCCTTGTAATACAACAATGTTGCACTACCTGAGTACCCTGTTACGCCAGGGCTATAACTTCTGACGCCATCACCCAGCGTCGTGGTTTCAAGCGTCTCTAGGTTGCTGGACACAGCAAAATTGACGACCTTGGCAAGGGTCGTGCCAGCAAGCTGCATTACGCCGTCTCTGCCGGTGTAAACCTTTGCCATCAGAGCACACCAATTAAATTGACTGTAACGCTACTGGTCCCCGGACGCACAGACGTAATCTGTGGCGCTGACTCGTATCGCCAGCTATTTCCAGTCGCAGCGTCGATAGCGTCTTCATCCCCGTTCCAGCCTGCTCGAAACTCAGACGGGAGTGTGAACACATCAAAGCCGCCCTTCACCTCGTCGTAATGGGTGATGAAGTCGTCAGCTGCCGTATCCGCGATGTTGGCGTACTGCAACTGCAATGTCATGCCGGTTCGCTTGTCGCCATACAAGATCCGGTGCTCTTTGCCGGATTGGGACGAAAAGGTCTTATAGCGGTAGTCGCCAGCGTCAAAAGAACGGCCAGTTGGCTTATGAGCAGGAAATGCCATCAGTCGTCCAACGGTCCTTCAATTGTAATCGCGCCCGCAGTGTCGAGAACGTCGATAGCAAGCTGGCTAACGCCGTTGGAATTGACTGCGTAGTTGCTGGCCTTGATCGTGACGATACCGTCCTGATCAACGTCCAATGCCTCGACTTGATAGATCTGCGATGAGCTGTTAGAGCCAGACTTCAGGCTAAACACTGCATTGAACAGACCTGTTGACTTGCCATCTTTGATCGTCAGCACCCCTTCATTGATGGCTGTGTTCTGGCGCTCCCAGTAATAAACGTCATGATCTCCATCCGCCAAAGCAGAAATTGAAACCACCGTTCCATCATCCTGGATGATGCCGTTGTTGTCGGGACGGTATGGGCTCAGCTCACTAGCAACACGAATAAATTTGCCAGCTTCCAAGTTCAAGCCCCAAGGCAACGTCTTAAAGGTGATCGTGTGAGTCAGGTTTTTGCGCAGTGACAAGAAGTACCGGGCAACCTTGGCAGCGTGCTCGTCGCTGGTGATGTGCTTGAACGAAAATTCTTCAATCGGAAGGTCGCTGTTATCTGTTCCAAAGTAAGCAAGCAGCGTCTTTTGCTCAGGGAACTGGTTGACCCGTGACTGCTGGTAAATAACTGCCGCTTGGAACATCTTGCGCTCCTCAAGCTCAAGCCATGTAATTTCAAGGCTGTCCTCAATAATGTTGCCCTCGGTGAACATCGCAGAAATCGTTACCGGGTTCGTTGCGTCAATCTTGTGGTTTGAGTCATAAGGCAGCGCAGGCTCCAAACTCATCTTGCCGTTTTTCAACGACACAAAGCAGAGAACGCTTGGCGCTTGAGTAGAAAGCCATGACCGCAAGTTGATTGATTCAGCAATAACGTCATCCCAGTACAACTTGTTGGCGCGTAGATAACGACCAGTCGTCGTCAGCAACGCTTTGTCAACAAGAGCGCTATTAAGGATATTGCCCGCTCCAGTGTCCTTATTGGTTACCAAATACCAAAGCAGGTCAGTCAGCAAGTTGCTGGACGCAACATCGCCATCAACCAGACGCTCCACCTCAATGCCGTTTTTGACGTATGTCCGAAGCTGATCAAGCTGGTTGAAGTTGTCACTTGACTTGAGCTTCAGGCCAGCCATTGCGCAGCCGTCGTACTGAGGAATCGTTTCCTCTGAGAGCGTCTCGTTGACATAAACAATTTCATGTTCAGCACCGTTATCACAGCTGCGACTAATCAAGTCGCTGTAATGAGAAACCTCTGCCAGGCCGCTGTATTTTTGCCAAAGACGAGTTGCTGTTGTATCAAACTCAAGCGCACCTGCTGAGTTGGTGGGATGTAAAAATTGATATTTAAAAGCAAATTGAATTCCGTTTACGTTTCTGGCGTGCTTGGTAAAAGTTTCGCCTTCAGAAAACTTGCCAATATAGCTCTGAGGATTAATAAGCTCAATACGTTCAACGCGCCACCATTTATTTCGAGGTGTGCCAGCGTAAGATTGTTCATAGGAAATCAAATGCAGCTTCATGTAAACTTCTTTGCCTGAGTCACGAGTGTATTCCCAGTTCTCAATGGTGCGCCTTGTGCCATTTCCAAGATTATCAAAATAAGGGTCAACACCTAGCACTCTGGAATATACATTGCTTTCAGTGTTGTCTCTAATCTGCAGGCCGATGCTGTCATAGCTTGGCCCAACCTCGTTATTCGTGATGCTGAGTCCTGCTAGCTCAAAAGTGGATGTGTCTTTCTGACTACTGCCGTATTTGATATTGATTCTTCCTTCATTGTCCGTGATCAACTCGGGCACTGCGGCCATTTCACGATGCGTAAGATAGTTTCGCGGCTCTGCTTTATAACCACGAGCTCGAATTTGAAACTGCCCATAGATTGTGTCGCCCAACCAAGAGGTCGCGCCAAAACGTCCACCGTCTAAAACAAATACATCACCCTCGCCGTTGCTCTGTTCTACAAAAATAGCACTATTAAAAGGGCGCAACCGATATTCAAATTGCTTGCGATCAGGGTGCTGAACTCTAATGAATGAGTAGAGATCAACTGGCGATTGACCAACAACCGCAAAAAGATAGGGACCTATGTTGACCCAGCCATCGTTGGCGCTTGCTGATGAGTCATAATTGCTGGGGCGAACGTCTAACGCAAAAAGCGACATTCGATGCGCAAAAGAAGTTACTTTACCTTCAGACAACTGAATCTTATCTTTATTTGCATTACGCAGTTTTCCCGGAGACGGGACAGTGTTGAAGTTAGTAATGCCTTCAAACTTGGCCCAAACTTGAGACTTAATGCCAATCTCGGTTACATCGCAAGCTCGTGTGTTCTGAAACGTTCCAAGCTCATACTTAAGCAGGGGATACCATGCCTCATGAATATCGTCGCCTTCTTGAGTAAACGGCAGGTACTCCTCAACCGTAATTGCCTCTTCAGCAACAATACCAATCTTTCTTTGTAAACGGCTCCACGTTTCAATACACTCAAGTGTAATTCTGATTCCGCTAGCTACATG